GCGATCAATCCAATAGGATTAGCCATTATAGCAGCATTTAATCCCATCTGTGCAATAGTCTGTGCAAAAGTTACCACTTTCATAATACCCAAAGCAACTGTATAAGCAGCGACCGCGGCAGCCAATCCCCAAAATATCGGTTCAATGGTTGACCAATTGTCATAAATAAATTGTGCACCTTTTCCGATCATTTGGATCACCGGTTCAAAGGTCTGAAGTAATTTATTTCCAATAACAGTTGCCACTTGGCCAAATGTCATTGGCATTTCAGCAAATTTTGCATTTGTTTCATCAGCAGCCGAAAACATAGCATTCTTCACAATATCGGCTGTAATTTCCCCTTCAGCTGCCATATTTCTAATCTGACCTATTGGAACATCAAGATAATCAGCAATAGCTTGTATGATAGTAGGTGCTTGTTCAAACACGCTATTCAATTCTTCACCACGTAAGACACCTGATGCCATTGCTTGTGTAAGTTGTAGCATTGCAGCATCAACACCAGCTGCTGACGTTCCAGCTATCGTGAACTGTTTATTAATCTGTTCTGTGAATGATATAAGTTCATCATTACTACTGAACGCATCTTTGGCCATGATTCCCATCTTGGAAATTGCATCAGCAGTTGTCTGATAAGAAGCCCTTGACCTCTGTGCTGATTGGAATATTCTGTCTTGAAGTTCATCTGTTGTTTGAAGCCCATCATTCATCAGGTTAAGTCTTGCACTTGTGGATGTCATTGCATCAGATATATCAAGAACTTTTTGGACACCAAATGCAACACCGAATGTTGTGGCCAAGCCTTTAAGTTTACTCATCATTGCACCAGCGGCATCTTGACCGCCTTTGACACTTTTGTTGAACTTATCTTGTGCCTGTCTTGCCTGTTCTATTTCTTGTTCAATGCCATTAAAAGCGATTTCAGCCTTGTTTAACTCTGCTCTTGCAGCTTGAATGCTGTTTGTGTCAATGGCATGCCCTGAAGCGCTCTGAACCGCTTCAAAACTATTCAAAACCATGTTCATTGCTTTGTTCATGCTCCTGAATGCTGGTGACATTCCATCAGTTACCTGAATAGCTGCCCTTATTGTAGCCATGTTTTCACCTGCCTTTATATCAGGATGGTTTTAATCACCCTGTTATTTTCTTGATTTTTTAACTTGTTTCTCACGTTTAATATCTTCTTCCATCTTGATCTGAATTGCAGCCACTATGAAAGCACGTTCATTCTTTTCAAGCTGAAAGAACTGTGATGGTATCATGTGAAGTTTGTGAAGACAATAATAAGCAATGTTTGCTTCAAAATCACCTTCACTTATTAGTTTTTTGCTTCTTCTACCGATTCATCAAACGTCACTTCAAAACCGTTAACTTCTTGAACCTTTGTGAGATAATCCGCATACTCACCAGGCATTAACATTGTTTTCAGAAGCGAATCCGATCCCATGACACCATATGAATTTTGAAGTTCAGCATCATCCAAGTTTGGATGTACTGTACACATTGCAGCTAACTTTCCAAGGTAAAGGTTATAATCTGTTTCTTGTGTGAATTGATTTCTTTTACCTGGAATTTGAACACGTTTCGTGCATAATTTTCTTAATTGTTCATCTTCTGTTGATGTGATGCAACGAATTTCCCAAGGCATTGCTTTGCCTTTTTCATCAACGAACCTCTTTGAAACTACATGCTTGATATTTTCAACCTTAATTGCATTTTGCGATAAGAATCCTGATAATGTACCCATTTGTACCATCCTTCCTTAAGTAAGAAAAATCACTGAAGCCGATTAAGGCCTCAGTGTCTGATTATTGCATTCCAGCTAAATCATTAAAATGCTCTGCAATTTCGAAGTCCTCAAAAGTGAAGTCTATTGATTCGTCCAAGTATTCAGCATCCGCATCAAATTTTGTAAGGACACCACCATCAAGGTTGCAATCCTTAAGAATTACCGTCTGTCTGCCAACAGCAGAAGAAGGATCCTCATTTGTGACTTGGATGTCAAAATAAACATCCTCACCAGTGTCTTTGTATCGCTTTAAAAGCTTTCTAAAGATGCTAGTGTTGTAATGGAAGGTTGCATTGCCAGTTCCCTTCCAACCTGTTGATTTGTTACCCTTGCCTGTTTTGCCAAGGATTGGAATTTCTGATTTCGACTTTTCAAAGTTCGCTTCCAAGTTAATGGCTTGCATGAACTCATAACGATTACCTTCGATTGTAACGAAGCATTTCGCAAGGGATGCACTGACTGCATCCTTAGCATTCATAATATTACTCATTTATTCTGCACCCCTTCCTTAGTTTATCACTACTACCATGTACAGTTGCGTCATTGAATTAATAGGTGTCACCACATCATTTACCACAACAGCTTTCTTTGTAGCACCAGCTGCAACGGATACATCATCAGGTTTGAAGTTCTCAATTGCTCTGATGGATTGCATTTCTTGGTGATGTCTTACAATGTCATTCCACAAGCTGATTCTTCCATCCGCATCATTTGGAACATTGCCCAAATACTTGGTATTGAATAAAGCAGCAATATCATTTGCAATCTGATCAAGGATCCTGACTGTTTGATTGCTACTAAAGTCTTTTGACTTTTCAGTTGTGAATGATGTGAATGTATTGATATCTTCAAGAACACGTACTGTGTCACCAACCTTATGGAAGATGAACTTACCAGCAATAAGTGCTGCTTCAAGTTCGGATTGCTTGAACGCTGTGTTAATAGTGAACTCACCATCATAAACTTTGTTTGTAAGGCTTTTATTCACTGCACAACCAGCAAGTGCACCGACTGTCCAATAAATCAATGATGTGGCAACTGCACCTGCATCAGTGACAGCATTCTCAACGCTGATGACACCTTCATGATTCGCTGATGTGGTTCTGTAAACAACCGCTTGGAACTTGACACCCATTTCATCCCTTAATCGCTTCGTGAATTGAACCACTAAATCGATAATACCAGCAGTTGTTGATAAGATACCTATAACATTAAAGTTATATATCTCGAACGCATCAAGTGCCAATTGGTATTCAGTAGCTGTTACCGCTGAACCGTTGCTGCCAGTTGTTAAAGATAATCCAGCAGTAGCAGTGATGACAACATTGGCTTTCCAAATAACATAATCAGTATCTAACAGATTATCTGTGTTTGGAAGACCCGTTTGTTTATCAACCAATACTGTTCCAAGGAATGTTGATACATCCATCTTGCTTGCATCATCCACGTTTACGACAACAACCGTTTTAAGGTCATTACCACGCACACCTTTGCACTTTGCTGTACAATAAGTGTTTGCTGCAGCAACACCAGTGTTCATCAACTTAAAGAAGTGACCTGTTTTGATGTTCTTGAATAAATCACGCAAGCCTTTCATTTTATCGTGGTCATAAGCATAACCAAAGTATTTCAATGAACTATCTTGAAATTCCTCTGCTGTTACTGTGAACACTGCACCATCAACACCCCAATCTAGTTCTAAAGGCATTGCAACAATACCTCTTTCAGAAAGTGCATTTGATGCCCTTGCTGCATTGATGAAATTGATATAACTACCAGGTAAAACTTTGTTCTGTGTTACAAAATTACCGCCACCAAGTGCCATAATTATTTAACCCTACCTTTCGTAAAAATTTTTAATCAAATCTTCCACTTCTTGCAAGGTGTAGGATCGATCGTTTTCAAGTACTACATTCACAACATCTTTACTGTGTTTGTATTTTTCAGCTGAAAGGATTTGTTCCTTTGTGAACTTAATTTCTTCAGCTTTTTCAGTCTTTGCCAAATTCATCACCCTTTCAATTCAGTTTCGTGATCCACTTCTTCCATGCCGTCTTCAGGAACAACAACTTTATTAATGAACATATCAAAGTTCACAAAGAAGTGAAGAACACCATCAATGACTTCATGATTCATTTTGGACCCACGAACCAAGTCACCATCAATTAATGTTATCGCTTCTAATGCAACATAAAGGTCAGAAGCCTTGCTTTGAAGTTCTGTAGTGCTATTCTGAACAGCTGGAAAGTAATGAATATCAAATGGATGCTGCCTGAATGAACGCTTACCAATAAAATTGGTTTGTGATGGATTCAAAACAGCAATAAAAAAACAAGGTTCAATTAAACCTTGTGTGATACTTTCGCTGTATATCCTAACTTCATCACCAAATACTTGGTTCAGTGTAATGGATATACCATCAATTATTTTATTGATCATTGAAACATTCCCCCAAGTATTTGATTAGTTTCTTTTCAAGTATACTAGGTGCTTGTGCATCCAGTTCTTGTTCGGAAATTGTTAACATGGATCTACCTGATACCCAACCTTTATGATCCATTGTTCTGTGCCCAAACTCTATGTACGAAGAATAATCAACTGGATTTATGATTTCAATCTGATAAGTATCACCTGATTGTGTAATCTTTATATCCTGCACGAATTTCTTCACACCCATGTCACCACCAAACGCTGCAGAAGCTTGCGCCTGACGGTGACTTTCAGCAGTCCATCCACGTCTTAATGTTCCACCTTTAATACCAGTTGAATCAGGATATACACCAACAGGTGTCCTTTTGATTACCTTTGCTAACAATCTTGAAGCAAGTTCTTTCGCACAAGCTTCAAAGAATTCCTTCTTTGCTACTTTTTCATACTTTTCAAGTTGCTTTTGAAGTTCTTCAAACTGCTTATAATAAACTTTTCCCCATCTTGCCACTATGCCCACCCCTTGAATAAGTCCAAAACTATTTCCTGATGATTGGTAAATATACCAGGTTCACCAGTCTTTTCATAATCCGCTGTTTTACCGTTTTGGGTAACAGTGATTTTTGAACCAGCAGGGATGGTCACTTCAGGTGCAATGAACAACTTAACCTTTTGTGTAAAGGAAGCAGCATTGGTGTTTTCGTTCGTTGTGGTTATTGTTTCCACCGACAACTTACATGGTTCATTGGTGTGAGTAATGACTTCAATAAATTCAGTTCGCTTAGTGATTGGATTTTGTGATTCTTGTCTGACTTTTACAGTACAGATACCTTTCCAAAGTAATTGCAGTGCTGGTCTTGTGTCTACCATTTGATACACCTATACGTTGAAAAGCTACCCTTCCCATAAGTCATCAGATACATTGTCAGCGCATCCAATCTTTGTTCAGGTGAGTGAGAAGCGTCAAATACAACGTTCGTGTCACCTTCCTGAATTTGTTTGACCGCTGTAGTTAAGTCAAAACCTTCCAAGCTACCCATTGACTTCTTATTCAGTAAAAATTCACCAACAACCATATCAACTGCAATGCCATTAAGTCCTTCAGGTACAGCACTGATGTTGCATTCGTGCATTATAGATTTTTGGACTTTTGTGATGATGAAATTAAGCATCCAAGCATCATTTGAAGTCACTGTGTAACCAAATGAAGCCAGTCTTGCTGTAACATCTTCAATCATGGTCATCACCGTCCTTATTCAGATTTTTCTTTTTCTTCAAGCGCATCCGTTATCTTTTTCAAAATACCTTCATGACTTGTAGATTTACCAAGGTCAATACCAACTTCTTCAGCATAGGCTTTCAATTCTTCTACTGACATATTAGCAAGATCAAGTTCTTC